GTTTATGTTGAAGAACTGACAATCGGGTGTTTATAATCAAAGCACACCTGCTTGTACTTCCATGGTTCAACTGCAAAGTTAATTTAATAATAATTGCGCATTTGAAGCACGTGGTAGAGCAAGTGAGAATGTTACCCTTACATCGTCAGTAATAGTTGTTTGTGGTTTTCCTTCCACCGAGATACAGCTTGGTTCGTTTATAGGATAGTGCTCATAGCATCCTAACGGAAATAAATAATCGTGATGGAATTTCAATCTAGTTATCCATACACGTCCGTTCGTCCTGACCAAGATCTCGTGACTAGTCGTCACCAATACGACCACCGAAGATCTCGAATTCGGTAGCCGTGCCCTCTATGACGCAGGGCAGTACGAGATCCTTATTCTCGTGCATCATGTCCTCATCGGACATAGCCTCGTGTTGGAAAGCATGTTTTCCAGCCATGGCCCACAGATCTGAATTGTGAAACATAGCTTTTCGGACATTGCCTTCCGCTCCAACCTGAGTACTGAGGTCTCCAAACAGTCTCTTTGTAAAAAGAAAATTGATTGTTAAATATTTATAGAGTCTGGAGAACTCTGTCTGAAGCTCTACTAGCCTTCCCTCCGAATTCACTTGTCGGTAACTGGGTGTTCCTAAGTAGTCGTAGCATTTAAGCTGCTTCATGACCAATTGATGCATCTTATATTCGGAAGCCTCTTTAGGCTTGCATGGTTTTAGCTTGCGATTTGTATTCATATTCATTTTCAGATATGTACAAACTCGTCTATCAAGCTCACTGATTTCCTTATGGTCATCACAAGGTAAACCAATGCCCCCCAACCATTCTGGAACAAACCAAGGAATGTTGGGAAATTGCTTTAATGCATTTCCGTTATAATAGATAAATCTCTTCTTTACATCGCTCCAGAGATCTGGTGGACAACTTCTCTTTAACTCACGGCAAATAGTGCCTAATTCATGAGTATCGAGTTGTGGCTTAAAGCCATTGTTGTCGCCCTTTCCATTTCTCTTTCTTCCCATCATCAGTCCGAGGTTGATGTACCTCTGTTCTTTCCAGCCATGTTGGCCTTCGTAATTAAATATCGTGGAATTGATGGTGATGAAGTTATTGGAGAAGTATATTTTCCCAACGCTGGATTCTAGACCAGCGACGAGTGCGATCGACTCCCAACACGTTCTAAGACGGTGTTCCAAACCTTTCAAGACACAATCGTCACCATTAATTAACATTGGTGCAATTGGCCCCGAGCCAGGATATGGTTTATCGGTGAGTCTCAAGGTGGTTCGATTTGCAACCTCCATTGACATTCGGCAGATCGCCGCATTTGCAATGCAGAGGAACGGAAACGAGATAATACTTCCCATTAATTGTCCCTCAGTCTGAGGATGCCTAACTATTCGGTAGATTTCTTTTCCAGTTACAGGATATATTCTCCCTGTTGGAATAAGTTCTACGAAAGTATGTTTAGTTAGAGCCTTCAACATTAACGACTTTAAATTTGTCATAAAATGTGGAGGAAAATCGCTTAAAACCACTGTCTCTCCAAGCTCAATCATTAGTTGATCGAGAATGGTCTCCGAAACCCAAGAGTGCAGATTATCGGTAGAAGCAACATAGTCGCCAGAGATCGCAATCTCGCCACTTAAAAGGCGACCTAAAACCCTGTCAATATCCTTTTCAGTGACATATCGACCGATCAACGAGAAAACTCGTTGGTTTTTAAGAATTTTCCAGAGAAACCTCTGGATTGGCTTAAGACAGGTATAGGTTAATGGTGGACCCTTGGAAATTACACGAACCTTGAGTGGTTCGGGCAAACCGACAGTTTGCACGAGTGGCTCTTCTATGAGAGCATCGTTGAATATTTTCCAATAGAGTTCTTCCCACTTTACCTTAAAGTTGGTTACATCAGCCACCAAAACAGGATGTTCGCAAGTTTGTTCAAGACCCGCTTCCTCCTCCTTTTTGATCTTGATAGTCTCAGACCTCCCTAATTCTCC